GTACCTCCTTATAGTTATATCAATTATATTATACGCAATATAGTTGCTAATTACAAGAGAAACCGCAATTATATTAAAAAACATCTTGACAGCAAGAATATTGCTATGGTATATTAAACACAGATAGCAAGAATATTGCGGAAAGGAGAAAAAAAGAATGTGTGAATTAAAAGAATTTAGGACACAAAAGGGATTAAGTCAGGAAAAAATGGCTAGCGAATTGGGGGTATCTCTGTCAATGTATGCGAAAGTAGAACAGGGAACGGCAAAAGCTGGTAGAAATTTCATGGAAAAGATAAAACGGAAATACCCAGAAGCAAGCATAGACCATATTTTTTTTACTATGAATAGCAATAATATTGCTATTAAGTAATGGAGGAATACATAATGCAGAGATTTTTAGCAGAGGGCGAAGCCTTACAGCAAGTGGCAGTTATGGGATTGCGTGCGCCGGACGGTTCAGTAGCGGAAAACGTGCCGCTGTATCGTATCATACCAGCAAAAGAAATTAAGCCGGAAAGCGGACTGACAGCCAGCGAAGAGGAAACATGCAAAGACTTTGGAAAGTCGATTGCGGACATATTCAAACAATACAAAAGAGAAGAAAGAAAGGCAAAGGCAGGAGCGAAAACGCAGGCACATTATGCCTAAAAAATCAACAGTAAGGACACAGCCAAATAATATAGACACATTATGCAAGGCTCAAAAAAAGACGCAGCGGGAAATAGCGCAGAAAATAAATTTTACCGAGGGATATATAGCAATGGTAAAACGGGGGAAAGTAAGCTGCGTATCAATGGAATTTGTGGAAAAGCTGGCAGCGGTACTGGAAACACAGCCAGAAAAGATTTTTCCAGATTATGAGTGCAGCAGGCAGCAGGCGAAAGAGAATGTGAGAGAGTGCAGAAACGGGCAGGCGGCAGGATTGAAAGAAGCAGAAAGCCGGACGCAACGAATAGCAGATAAGAGCGGAGGGCAGCAGCCAGAGGATAAATTTAACGTAAGGACAGAGCCGAACCATATAGCGGACTGGTGCGCGATACGTGGGATAACACAAAAGGAGCTTGCAGAACTGGCAGGCATGGGACAGACGCAAGTTGCAGACATAAAAAGAGGAAGAAGAAAACATATAAGACCAGCAGTCATAAAAAGACTGTCGGAGGCGCTGGGAGTAGAGCCGGGAGAGCTTTTTGATGATTATGCAGAGGCAAAAGCGGCATATCTGCGGGACATAGACCAAAACAGGGAATTTGTTTTCAAGGACATAAGGGAAAGAAATGCAATGATTGAAAGCATGATTCCATTTGCGCGGAACATAGCAAGACAAAGCGCAACAATGCTGCTGAAAAGATGCAGAAATGTATGTATAGACACAGAGGACATAATAGCAGAGGCGTTTTTAGCTGCTACAGAAACGGCGAATAATGCAATGAAAAGAGGCATACCAAGAGGCGCGGAAATTCGGGGGTATACATACAGCAGTATAGAGAAGAGCTTGAAAACATTGTATAGAGCGCAACGTACACAGTCACGCGCTGCCTGTAAGGTATTTTCATACGATACGCCGTTAAGCAATGATGAAGCGCAAACATATTTTGACTTTATAGAGGATTGCCACCTTATACATAAACAAAAAAGTGTAGAGGAAATTGTAATACTGCGGGAAGAGTGCCGGGAGGCTGTGAGGCATCTGCCACCAGAACGCAGGCGCGAGCCGGAAATAGCAGCGCTTATACAGCAGATTGCAATATAAACACAAAACAGGCAGAAAGGAGCGGAAACCATGAGCAAAAAAGAAATGCTGCGAGAGTTATTAGAAAAAATGGACGAAAAAGAAGCGGGGCTGCTGTATTGCTTTGCTATCGGAGTGAGGGCAGGCAGTATGGAAAAGGCGAAAAACGAGAAGGAAGGAGCAAAAGAACATGATGTATAGAGTGTGTGAACGCTGCGGCTGTAGCCTTGACTGTGGCGAAAAGTGCGACTGTGAAACACAAAGCGAACACGAAACATATACAAGCAGGGAAAGAGAGGAAAAAAGGAATGATTGCACCGTTGAACGTGAGCAAAGGGCAGGAAAATAAAGCTACAAGCTATCGCTTCGGCGACGATGAAAGGGAACTGACCGCCGAGGAAAAAGAAGCGTATAAAATGGCTGGAAACATTGCGGAAAAGATACACTATGCAGGGCAGGCGGCAGCAGTCGCGTTATTTAGCAAAATGACCTATAAGGAATTTAAGCGGGCTTATAAGCTGCCGGAATGGGTAAAGCCGGAGGAATACTATTTCTTTTCAAAATCATTTTACCAAGCGTACTGCTGGGGTTATGAAGAGGGAGAAAAAGAACGCCAGTTCGATAAAGAAGAAAGAAAAAAAGAATAGCGCCCAGCGGAAAACCGCTGAACGCTAACAGGCCTTACATATGCCTCTAACCAAGATTAAGTATAGCATATGTAAAGCCAGATTGCAAGAGTTTTAGCGGTTATGGCGGGCAGTTCCGACCTTGTAAATAACGTTATCTTCTTAACCATTACAGGGAGGGCAGCAGGAAAGGAAATACATATGCCATACACTGAAAAGAAAATAATCATAGGGGATATTATGGAGGTTATGCGCTACCATTCAACAAAAGGGGGAAGCGCACAGAGAGGGGAAAAAGAAAAGGCATCAACGCCAGCACAGAAAAAGGCTAACGAGATAAGGACGGGCAACGAGCTGTGGAGAGTGATATATATAAACTTTGACGGGCAGCAGGGCGACCAGTTCAATACATTTACATTTGCGGAGGATATAGGGGAAGAGGACGCGCGGAAGGAATGGAGAAACTTCACAAGGCGGGTGCGGCGGTATCTGAAAAAGAACGGGCTGCCAGATTTAAAGTATGTGTATACGTTAGAAAAGCAGGGACGCTGGCATATACACGCGGTAATGAACGGAATACCGCTAAAGGATTTAACAAAGCTCTGGGGGCGTGGGCGCGTTTCGTCGTCCATACTGGATAAAACAAACGACTACAGGGATTTAGCAGCATACATAACAAAAAATATAGAGCCGGAAGGAGAAACGGCAGCGGGAGAGCCAGAGGGAAAAAAGAAAAATAAACGCAGTTGGAGTGGCAGCTTAAACCTAGAGCGCCCTGTTGTGATTGTGAGGGAAATTAAGCGGGAAAGTATCATGCGGAAAGTACCGACAGCACCGAAAGGCTATATATTGCTGCCGGATTGGGAAATAGGCTGCGATAGCTGGGGAAACCTATACCAGCGCTATAAATGCAGAAAAATAGCAGCACAGGGCAAGAAAAAGAGGCAAGAAAGAAAGGCAAAGAAAACCACAGCTAATAAGCGCAGTTAGCTCATTGGTTAGAGCGCCAGCCTTATAAGCTGGGCGTGGCTGGTTCGATTCCAGTACGGCGTACTTGTAGCAGGCATGGCGAGCC